TAATGCGTTTACCGTTGGCAAATTCAGCAAAGTAGTGGTCCTTCTTTTTCACTACGGTGTATGGCACTGGACTTTCATCCAGTGCCTCCTTGATCTTAGGGTCCAGCTTCATTGTCGCTGTACTGCCTGCTGGTGTGCCATCCATACCTCATTGGCTCGGGCAAAGGTGCGCTCCATATCTGCCAGATCACGCTGGCAATTCCAATACTCCTCGGAGTGTGTGAGCGCTTGTGCGATAAACTGCTTCTGCGCTTCCATCCTACCAAGTAGGGTGTAGAGAGACACAGGGCCATCTGCGTTAGGTTGGCGCGGTTTACGAACGATCATCTGTTTTCCCCTTCTCCATCTTAATCATGGTCGCCTCTGCGTTTTCCATAATGGTTGACATACGCACCCGATATAACGCTGAGAGTGCATACAGTTTCTCTAGGGTAGGCATATGCCTACCCATCTCCCAAGACGTTACGCTTGTCTCGGAGAACCCAAGCTCGCTGTGCACAGTGATCACCTTAAACCCACGCAGCCTGCGTATGGTCTTCAATGTGATACCCAGCGCCTTAGCGAAGCGCTTATCGCGCATTAGAGCGCCCTCCCGTGCTCATGAGAACAAGCTCGTAGCCTACAGCAGCCAGCGCTCTCTCAATGTCGCGCAGTGACGGGCTTGTATCACCACTGCGCCAGCGGCGCAGGGTTCGCTCGTCTAGCCGTGCCTCGTGCGCCAACTGCGTCCATGTCATGTTGTTCAGCGCCAACTGCTCGGCCAGTGCGTGGATGGTGAAATGTGCATCAATATGCACACCACTAGAGGGCCTACCTTTCTTCATGGACTCGCTCATAGCTTCACCACCTCGCCCCACGGGGCGGCTTGTGCGCCGTTGCTAACCCACAGCACAGGATGATCTGGCTGGGGGCCAAAGTCGTCGCATCCCAGGTCTGTTAGAAACACAGTAGCAACAGGGTTGATCTGCTGCTTCTCAAGGAACCGAAACACAGGACTAAACCGTGTGCCACCGCCACCGTGAGGCTCCATGTGTAATTCGTCCTGCCGCCCGAAGTGGTCATAGTGACAAACCTTGCTGTCGAAATATACCACATGCACGTTGGCCGGGTTGCAGTCCTCCTTGATCGCTTTAGCCTCGGCGGCAAACTCATTAAGCTCACGTTCGCCAATAGAGCCTGAGCAGTCAACAGCCAGCGCAACATCAGCAAGCGCCTCGCCGGATACCACGGGTAGGTATAGACCCTGTGACAAGAAGCGCCTGTTGGGCCGTGCGAATGAACGTGTGTCTGCACGGCAGCGCTCAAGGAACCGGCGCATAACATCACGCCAATCAACCTTAGGGCGCAGTATCCCGGACACAAGGCGCTCCATGTTAGCAGAGAGGTTACCCATCATCTTGGCAGCCTGTGCTGCCTGTGCGACCTTTACTCGCCACTCTGCGACGGTCTGTTCCTGCTCTGCCGGCGAGCCTGTAGCATCCTGCAAGTCACAGCCAATAGGGCCAAGCGCGGGGGTGTCAGGTAGGATGTTATAGATACCCTCGCTAGTGCCACCGCCTCGGGTATATAGGCTCCTATCAAGACAACCGCCATTGATAAACTGCCCGATCTTATCGTCAACCAGAAGCTGGTTGATCACATAATCAGCGGCGGCGTTCCACTTCTGGTGGTCACGTTCACCACGTCGGTAGTTGTGTTCGAGCATGGGGTGGAAGCACTCGTGTGCTACCAGAAACTTAACCTGTGCGTCGTTCAATGTGTCAAGGAAGCCGGGGTTGAACCTGACCTCCTTCCCGTCAACACAAGCGGTGGGGATACTATCATCCAGCCGCATAGGCATACCAAGAGCGATACTCCCGATAAAAGGGTGGTCGAGAACAAGGCTAGTACGAGCCTTGGTCAACCTAAGCATATTGTCCATCACTTATCTCCTGCCTGCGGTTACTGTACACGAAGGATGCGGATAACGCCAGCATCCAAATCTCGGCCAGACACATAATTCCCCACACCCCACAGGCGGATTGCCCAGGACGCAATAGAAGAATGAAGTGCCTGAACCTCGAAGTGCGCCATCGGGATTTCGCACTCATCACCCGGCTGCATGGGCTCCATGTATGGGAGAACATGGGTCTTGAGCGACCCATACGCGTACCGGTTACCGGTGCGGTACTTGGTGATTGTTTTGGTCTCAACCCTAGCGTCGGTCCAAGTACCGTGTGAGGTGCCATCAGGGGCGATAACTCGGTACTCCACACCAAGCGCATCAAGGCGCTTGATAATGTCCGAGAGACCCTTCTGCTTCAACGTCGACCAGTTACTCATTTCGTAATACTCCTTTTGATCTGGTAGGTTGCTGAGAATACGTCATGTGTGACGTATAGGTTGTTGGTCTTGATCCATAGTGGCAACAATGTCGTTGCGTTGCTAAAATAGCCGGGCTTTTTAGCCATCCAGCTTAACAGCACTGCGAGTCCTCCATGCCCCGCAGGAATTGCACTTGGTGGCACACCCAGCATACGCAGGTGTACCTTGATTGCAGCGTAACGATCAGCGCCGGGGTCTTTCTCCGGTACGATCATGACTAGTTCGCTCATAGCTTACGCACCACATACGCATGATACTCCTTCACGGAACGAAACCCGCGCTGTTGAAGTGAGTCACATGTTACCCAGTAGTCGTATGTTGCAACCGCAACCTCAGATCGGTTTGTTCGCATATAGCCCACACAGTCGTTAATAAACTGCCCGTAGTAGCTGCGGTTAAACGTCGGGTCGTCGGTACGCACCAACCAGTCGTTCTGCGGGTCCCATGCACCGGCTATACGCATACGTGTAGCAAGCGCAACATATTCATCGTCACCTGGGTAATGAAACGGAATCTCTATTTTTATCATCACAACCCCTCCATAAATACACGCATTTTGTCCATGATCTGCTGCGCTTGGTCTGCCGTGTCCTGACGCAGCGTTTGATTAGCCCTGAGTGCATCAGGGTTATGTGTAGCGAGTTTGCTCTCTACCTCCTGCCGCATGACTTCCAAGTTAGGATCGTCGCTGATGTTCAGCCGGGGTAGCAGTGTACACAAGTCACGAGCGTGTTCAATAAGGCTGTCGTAGATACGCCCCTTCGGATTGCTAAGTTGTCGAGAGATATGCTCGACCCTCTCATACAACCTGTTCCACACATCGCGCGCCGCCCCTGCCTCAGCTTCTCGCAGCCTGTCCACAACATCCTGCTGCAAGCGTGACAACTCGTCAGACGCAAGCTGAGTACGGAAGTCTGTGGAGGGCACAGGAAACACCGCCATGTCCATCTTAAACTTGGACCTGATTTGTTCCTCTGTTGGGTAGTCCTCCTCGCGGTACATATTGCCAAGTGAGCGCATAGCCAACCGCTTGAGTGCGGGGTAGTGATGCACAAAGTCACCAACAATACGCTCCCACTCAGCCTTAGCTGAGCGAAACTTGGTCATGAAGTTTAGGTAGTTAGCAGAGGGCAGCAACTGTGCGCCCTCCAGTCCCCACGGTAGGGTGTTGGTATAGAAATCCTGCCGGATGGCCGCAGTCTTGGAATGCACCACGTCCAGGTAGTCACTGGCGGGCAATAACGCCTTGTTGAAACGGCCAGCGTCATCGCTAGCATAATTCATGCTAGTGGCTTGCTGTGTTACTCGCTTGTCGTGCTTACGTGCTGTCCACTGTGAGATGGAAAGCTGCACGAGTAGCGCGCGGTCACTTAGGTTCATCGCTCTTCTCCTCTGTGTTAATAGCTACAAACGCTGGACACCTTATAAGCTCAAGCGACCAAGCGCCCATAACTTCACGTGTGGCCCAACGCCAAGTGTAAGGTAATGAGGTAGTATCAACAGCATCACAATGGCCGAGGTGTCCTAGCTCAGGATCGTTAAGCTCGTCCTCAGCGCGAAGCTCCTCTAACTCAGTGATGTAGTGCTTACAGTTGCCGCACCTCACGAATACATCACTCATCGTTCTTCTCCTCTTTATACGTCTTGTTCAAGACAAGACTGTTAATAAGCGTCTGGGAGACGCCGTAGCGCCTCGCTAGACTGCCCTGGGATACACCACCCGCAGCATACATGCGGCGTACCTCTACCGCCTGCTCCGGTGTGAGCTTGTTCGTGTGTGTCAGGCGCATCAGAACATCACATGCTGATGCTTAACCGACCACTGAATGAAGGCCGGTGTGTGGGTCAGTGCGTTAGTGCGCCTACAGGCTGCTGTCACCGTCAGGACAGAGAACTCAGGCGGCATACGCTCGCAGTATGTGCAGATAGCACCAAACGTACTGGCGTTAGCGTGTGCAATGAGTGTCCCTGAGATAGCGTACAGTGTCGCTGGGTCAGTAGGCACCGGCGCTGCGCCAGGGTTCTGCAAGATAGTGTCAATACTAGGCAGCTTGCGGTGGATACGCAGGAACCCCACAAACTCAGCCGCAGCACCCTCACCCACAGCGCCCTTGAAGCACTCAAACTCAGCCTCTGCCGGCACTACACCAAGTATAGCAGAGACACCCTCGACCCAGCTACGCGGCGTAGGGTTACTGTCACGCTGCGGGTCGTAGTCATGCAGCAAGTTAGGCCGGAAGCGTAGGAAGCTGACCACCACAGGGTCCACGCCATGGGTATCCATCCACGTCGTACTGTCTTGCAGATGCGTCTCAAGCTCCAGCACAGTCTCACGGTTACGCAAGTGGCCAAGCACACGGTTAGCCCCTGCACGGTCACTCTGCCGGTTGCCAGTGGACACTACGGACCAGCCATCGGCCATAGGCACACCGTGTAGGTTCCTTGCCTGACAGATGTTGGCAAGAACCTTCTGCAAGTCAGCACTGGCTTGGTTGCGGTCATCGAAGCACAACACACCACCCTGGCCTGTATCGTGTTGGCTACCCTTGGCGGGGAACCAGTCAGGGATTTTGTACGTCAGGGTATCAGCACCCAGGTATGGGATACCGAAGTCTTCCACCAGCATAGTAGGCATATGCCGTTCGATGTATTGACGCCCGAGTTGTCGGGTTACATCGGCCACGATGGTGGTCTTGCCCCCACCTGGGGGGCCTTCGATGCACACTGTTCGGTTGACACTGATAAGTGCCGCAAGTGTGGACTGCATAAGCTGTGGTCGCATTTTGTTCTTCACCTCGTTGTCACTGATGGGCCTCATCAGCAGTGGCGTTACCACTGGACATAGGGTGCCGTGTGGCACCCTACGTTTCGGCCTTAAAACTTCCATTCCAGCCCAAACTCATGGGCTATATCCTTGGCTGCTGGCTTGAAGTAGTCCAGCCAATCATTGCCGGGGCCTCCATCATGGGCGCTCTGCAATTCATTCAGCAGTGGGAGGTGTCGTTCAAGAGAAATCGGCATATAACCGCCGTCAACCAAACCTTTCGCGTCGTTGTCCTCCATACCCTGATCATACATGCTGTCAGGGATGCACTGACCTAAGGCGCAAGCACCCCCTTGGGGGTCGCGGTAGAGGCACCGTACTGATTCTCCTTTGGGTGTCTCCATACTCTGTCGCCCTTGGCGGATCACACCGCCTACAGACTGGTCAAACACTTCCTGTGCGGTCACAGGAAGGTTCATCTCCACACGTTCCAAGAACGTCAGTATCTTCTCGCTCATTTGGTCTCTCCTTTCAGCTTGGTGATAACTTCACGGACAGCACAAAGCCCTTCCCACACTGGCCCATGTGCGTGTCCGTTGAATGCCCTGTCTAAACCCTTCTCAGCCATCTGTAGCGCAACCAGCATCTTGGGTGCAGCAGCTATAAGTCGGGCATTGGCGTTGGCGTTAGGGCGAGCCTCTAGCCACGGCCCGATTGTCACCGAGTCGAAGGGGGTTACATCTTCGTAGAGAGTGCAGATAATGGGGTTATCCCACGCTTTGCCCTGATTTGCCACTATATAGGGCATGTCAGTGTCCCGATATTTTACAGCCCAAGGCCCTGGTGTATGTTCGCTCATTTGCTCTCTCCTTAGCGCCGTTTGCCGGTCATGTAGTAGTCATCCAACGCCTGCTGGAAGTCAGTGGCGTCTATGCCCATCTGCTCTAGCAACGCTGCCGCAAGCTCAGGGTTATCCCATACCAAGTCCTCCAGTGTGGCTGACGGCTTGGCTACGTAGCCACGCTTGCTGTACTTGCTGCCATACGCGCCACCGTAGCCACCGTACACACCGCCGTAGTCGCCGTAGTCGCCGTAGTCGTAGTCGTCGTTACCTGGGGTGCGGGAAACAGGCAGTGTGTTAACGTCAAGCCGCTTGATGCGGTCCAGCAGGTACACAGCGTAGCTAACGTCAAGGCACTCCTTGGTAGTATGCTGTGCGTAGTACCCAACGCTGATGTTGGTGCACTCTGGCACAAGTGACGTGTAGTTAGCCGTGTCGGTGAACGTACCGCCGGTGTCCAGCGAGCAGTGAGAGCCGATAGCATCACCCAGGGCTTTACCAAAAGCGTCAGAGGCACAGCGCGACCACTGGTGTGTGATGATGCTGTGTATGTTCTTGCGGTCAAGCGCAATGGCGTACTTGATGCCATCCAGCACCTGTGGGGTTACTGTAGCGATATGCTTGCTACCATGCCCACCGCACTCCTCCTCAGCGTGGAAGACATACAGCCCTGGGACGTTAGCCAGGATCATCTGGCGCATCAGCCAGACGCCTACCGTGCAGTCAGCACCAAGGCACGACGACTCAGAGCCGTCAGATAGCGTCAGGATACCGTCACCATAGGTAACTTTCTGCTTGCCACCTTTGCTATGCACAGTGTCGGTGTGTGACGACCACAGGACAGGGTGATCCGTAGCACTGCCAACACGAATAAGGCGGTTGCCTGCCATGTCAGTGATCATACCAGGGATACTGTCAATATACTTGAGACAGAACGCCGCCTCTGTCTGAGTACCTGCCGGGCGACAGTAGGTGTGCATCTTGACCAGCTCCATGACAACAGGGTTGTCAAGGCTAGGCGGCTTAGCAAATGGCCGAATAGCACCAATAGCTTCTCGCCGTGTGAACGGCTTGGGCTTGTAGGTGGCTGACGCGGAGCCTGTGGTGATGGGGATAACCACGGATGTGGGTGTGTTATGTGTCATACGCTTGTCTCCTGTTGGCGTTCGTTGGGTAGCTCACTCCAGTCAAGACTTATCACTTGCTGGCGTTCATCAGCGATAGGACCAACCTCTGGGGTGTTCTCGTACTCTTTGCCGCACTCAAGGCACACTGTCTGGCCGTCAGCGTTGGTGTGCTCGCTCTTGAAGTCGTTGTGGAAATACTCCTCACAGTCAGCACACTGGAAGTGACTGTCAGTGGTAGTCTCAAGGCACCAAGTCTCAGTCCATGACGGGTGGTCAACATCGTGGTAGACAGTAATCGCAGTGAACACCGAGTATGCATAATACTGCTCAGTGAAGTCACAGTAGAACGCATGGTGCTCTACAGCGCGCTCGCTCCATGTCTGTGTGATGGTTGAATGAGTGCTGATACGCACATTCTCAGAATCATGACGGTCGGGGTAATACTCACCCCAGTACCCACACAGGAAAGCGTTGTGGTTCACACAACTCCTACACCACGTACCATGCCCATAAACCGCATGTGCACCGTCTTCGTTGGCATCATCCCCACAGTTGTCACAGGTGAACCGATCCTCGGCATCACTACCATCTGAATACACATAGCCAGATGTTGTCTCTGCTGTGCACAGGTAGCGACCGGTGCAACTATGACTCTCACCAACAACAAGCGTGTTGGTGTTATCAGTAGCGTAGTAAACGTCCTTGGTATCGCCATCTATGTAGGGCATAAGAACACGGTTCTTGTTCCCTATGTCCACAATAGCCAGCCGCATACCGTCAATGTCAGCGTAGCGGCTAAACCCAGCGTTCATCAACATACCCTGTAGGCGGTTATACTCCACCGACGAGTTATCGCTATGCGGTGTTGTCCTGGCATAGATACGCACGAACCGCTGCTTGTGAGGTATAACCAACGAACGTGACAACACCTCGTCACTGTCGTCAGGGTTGAGGATATAGGCGATAGCCAAGGCGTCCTTTGGTGCATTAGGAGGATCATAGTCCCCTTGAAACGTGCTGTAGGCAGCAGCAGGGTGCTCACTAACACCCCAATGGCCCCGTCTGTAGGCCATACAAGACTGATAGCTGCTACCATCAGCACATAGGCACTGGCCCTCATACGCCTTGATAAAGTCCTCCCGCTTATATGAAAGGACCAGCTTGTGAGCACCAGGGGGCTCCATGGCAGTAGCCAGATCACGGATCACATGTGATGGCAACACGTGCCCAAAGAACCGTGAGAGGTACCGAGCAGGTGGCACACGCAAATAACGCTCTGCCCTGCCATACTCAGCATCAGGCACAAAGGCTACCATGGTATCCTTCTCTTTACTCATACGAGCGAAGTGAAGTTTAAGCTCCGGTGACCTGTCGTTCCACCAAAACGTTCTGGTGATAATCTCAGGTAGCGGTGTATAGTCACCACTGTCAAAGCGGTCAGCTTCTCGCTGGTGCCAAGAGGTATCCGCAGCCGGTTCCTCTGACTTTACACGCACGATGCGTGTCTTACATGTAAAGCCCGCAGTAGCCAATGCCTCCTTGGCTACTTTACCGTCTGGTAGGTTGTCAAGTAACACCTCACCAGTCTCTGCGTTGATGACTTGGTATTTGTACACTATACACTCCCCTGTGTAAAGCGGCGGAGGCCGGGATTGGCCTGCCGAGCCGATTTTATAGCACGGCCAGGGCCGGCGGTCAAGCCTGCCCGATAAGATATGGATTGTTGAACTTTACATGGGCTAAAAATAGATTGTAACCGCCCAATGAAATCAATGGGTTAGCGACAACAATCTAATAATCTAAAGTGAAATTTGTAAAAGTCGAGTTTTTTAGGGGGGTAGGGGGGTTGTATAGTTAGGAAAGTGTAAAGTGTTCTCCTTTTGTTCTGGGGTCGCGTGAAAAAGGGTAGTGGTTACCTTCTAGATTATTAGTATTATTAGATTATCTCTCAACTACTATATATATATAATTATAGCAATTTCAATGAGTTGTGGTGTTAAGTTAGTCCAAACATGTAAAACGACCCTCTGAAACTTTATTTTTTTCACCCACTTTTAGATCACAGTGGTGTAAAGCAACGACCTAACCCGTTGATATCACGTGATCTATTTTTATTTTTTGTAAAGTTAAGTTTTGACAAGTTTCAAAATAGCTAGCTAATTCAGCCACTTAGTACAGCACTTTACACATTACGCGCGCGAGGTATAGGCCCCCGACGTATGGCGAGTGAAACGAGCTTAAAATGTGTAAAAAAGAAGCCCTGAGCTTTCGCCCAGGGCCAGTTGTTAAGTTTCTTCGGGGTAGGGGTCGATTGTCCACCCATGCTTTCGAGGTTTCTCCCACCCGCGCCTTCGCGCTTCTTCGTCCAGTGTATCAAGGTGGGTCATCTGCTCGCATTCAACCCTGGTCACCACGTCACCAACAACTTGGTGAGCCTTGACAGCAAGCATAGTGCTCCTCGCAAGGAGCACCAGCAGTCCAGCATTATCAATCATGGCGTCACCACCCATATGATGTAAAAAGCCAACATAACCGCAACCACACCCATCAGGCCGAGGGCCAGATCAGCAATGGTTCTGAGGATGTCTTGGCGCAAGCGCGCCCGCCTGCGCTGTATTTGTGAGGGTAGCATTGTTTCTTCTCCGATGTTTGATTGAGAGAAAGAGGGGCAGGGCTTGCGCCCTGCCCACCCTAGCCGGTCAGAAGAATTTCTTCTTTTCGACCTTTGCCGCTTCCGGCAGGAGTTTGATCCCGCCGGGAAGATTGCCATTGGCGTCAAGTTTGCCGTCAAACTTGAGATAGCAAGCACCAGTAGCCAGCGGCTGGCCCGGAACAATCCGAATGATATCCTTTAGCTCAGCCTTATCGGATTGCACCCTGACCGCCTCAAGGCCGCAAAGCGTCCCGTTTTCGTTGATCTTGGTTACTCGCAGAGTAACCTGGACCGTGAAAGGGGCAGAGAGAACACGCTTCGCGGTTGCGGTTTTTTCAGACATAATCAGATTCCTTTGAGAAAGAGCACCAGATCAGACCATCTGATCCGGGTCAGAACCATTGCCCTGACCCCATTATTAAGACACAAGTGCCCGGAAATGTCAAATGCCATTGTCTCCGCCCTGTTTTTGGCGCCTCGCAACGGCGCCGCGCAGCGCCAGCGCTGGCCCAACAATCGGCGACCGGGGGGCACATGGACTGGGGTTTTTTAGGCCCCCCCTCAGATGCGTAAACCCCGCAAAACACAACCCAAAAAACCAACGTGTAAAGTTTGGCGCAGCCTTTAAACCAACGTGTAAAGTTTGGCGCAGCCTCCAAACCAACGTATAAAGTTTGGTACAGCCCAAAAACCGGCACGGATGCCTTGACACCGCCGCATCTCGCCCATATCCTCCCAATATGCAGCTCGCTCCCCCTGAGCCCTTCCAATGGTCCGACCGGCTGGCCTTTGAGGTTGCTTTGCGCCTCGAAGGGAGTGGTGAGGAGGTTGACGAAATCCTCACAAGACACCATTTGGACCTTCAACGTTTCCAGCAAATCAGCAAAGACCCTGTTTTCCTACGCCAAGTCGGCAAATATCGTGATGAGATCAAGGAAAAAGGCGTAACCTTTCGTCTTAAAGCCCGCGCGCAGGCCGAAGAACTCCTCAAAACCTCCTGGGTTCTTATCCACAGCCCCGATGTGAGCCCCGCTGTTAAGGCCGACCTCATCAAATCCACGGTAAAATGGGCTGGTTTGGAGCCAAAAGGCGATATTGACACCAGTGGGGGCGCCGGCGGGGTGAAAATTACCATAAATCTTGGTACTCAGGAGCTTGGACAGGCAACGCTTGTGGACGCCATAGTAGAGAACCAGGAGCCAAGCGATGAATCCACCTGAGAAAGAGCCCATTGCGACCCTGGAGACCACAGATGCCCTACAAGCACAGCGCCTTGAGCGTGATCTGGCCGCTAATGGTGTGTCCTACACCACTGAAATCACCAAAACCAAGCGTGACGGCCTCCGTTACGTCATCAGACTGTTGAGCCCTATCCATGAAACATGATTGTGGCGAGCACGGCCCACTTCACTGCGTCCCCCTGGACGATACCCACCCGCACACCCTGGACGATGAGGGTTCTTGCTGGTGTGAGCCCGTTTATGACGAGGACTACAGCATGTATGTCCACAACAGCGCGGATGGGCGGGAAGATTATGAGGAGGGGCGGCGTAAACCGCACTAACCCTATCTATGCCATTGGAAATTGACTACACCCCGCCGGCTTCTGGTAAGAAGTTCATGGCTTCTGATGCCAAGATGCGTGTTCTTATGGGGCCTGTGGGCTGTGTTGCTGGTGATACTAAGGTCCTAACAGAGTTTGGCCCGCTGCCCATCTCTCAGATAGATCGGCCAATGCGCGTTCTGTCGTGGGACGACAAGTTAAGTCAATTCCGGCTTTCCTGGTGTGGTGGAGCGTTCCCAAAAGGAAGGGACTATCTGCTCCGAGTGACAACGCAGCAAGGAGAATTTGACGCAGCCGAACATCACCAGCTTTTCTGCGCTGACCATACATATCAACCCGCTGGATCACTCTCCCAAGATCAGTCCTCGCTCCTATGTTTGCAGAGCCCGCTTGCGTGTGTTGCGGAGCTAACCCCTTTAGGGTCGTTGTCAGATGAGCCGAGTTCGATTCAAACAGCCGTAAGTTTCCTGGGCTATTATGCAAAGTTAGCCCGTCTACATGGTCAACGACTTCTGACGGAAGAAGGTACCTCCCAAGAGTTTGTTCCATTACCAACCGGTGCTCAAATACGCTCGTCGCTGCACGACCTACTCGTGCGCGCCCGTGCGGATGCGAGCTTGGAGCAGTTACTAAAACATACCCATCAAGATCAATTCTTCTACCAGATACATACTGATGGTTTTTTGAGTGCGCCTGGGCACCTTCTTTTAGGCGAGGAAGGTTTAAGCGCAGCAGTACCTTCCGCACATACCGGGGGGATAGACCCACAAGAGCCGCAATCTCCACGGAGGAGCGAACTCCATCCGCCAACTGAGCTATCAGCTTTGTGTTTGCGTCCATACATAGGCTCCTGTTCCAACCGGCCCATAATTGCGCTGGAACGCCGGCAAGTCAAGCAGTTATATTGGGACATGCAGGTGCTGGATACCAACAACTATGTGACGGTCGACGGTACTATCCACCACAACTCAGGCAAAAGTGTAACCTGTTCGTTCGAGGTTATCCGGCGCGCGAGTATGCAACAACCCGACCAGCAGGGGCGTAGGCGCACACGGGCTGCTGTGGTGCGTGAGACGGCAAGGCAGCTTCAGGACACTACGATCAAGACGTTCTTGGATTGGTTCCCGCCGGGGGTGTGTGGGGACTATATGCGTACAACCAAGACCTATTTTTTCAAGGTCGGGGATGTTGAGTGCGAGATCATGTTCCGTGCGTTGGACGATGCGGATGACGTAGCCAACCTAAACTCCCTTGAGTTGTCCTTTGCTTGGTTCAACGAATGCCGCGACATCCACCCTGATATTGTGGATGCCATGTCCAAGCGCATCGGGCGGTTCCCCTCCAAGAAAGATGGCGGGCCTTCGTGGCATGGGATGTGGGGCGACACCAATCCACCGATCATGGACTCCTGGTGGTTCTACCAGATGGAGAAGCTGGACCCTAAAGACGGGGTGTCGCTGAACGACAACGGCTGGCATGTGTTCAAACAACCATCAGGGCGTAGCCCGCAGGCTGAGAACATAGAGAACTTACCCGAGGGGTACTATGACACCCAGGGGCGGTCTGAGGAGTATGTCCGGGTCTACATTGACGGGGAGTACGGGCTGTCCTCGGCGGGGACGCCTATCTATAAATACTTCAAGACAGATTACCACATGGCAAAACAGCCGCTGCGCCACATTGTCAATGGGGTTCGCCCTATTGTGGTGGGGATGGACCTTGGGCTTACGCCGGCTGCTGTCGTGGGGCAGCAGGACCCACGCGGGAGGGCGCTCATCTTGGATGAGGCAGTCAGCTTCGATATGGGGGTCCAGCGCTTCATCAGGACGGTCCTCAAGCCTCTGCTATACGAGCGGTTCCCAGGAGCCCCTGTGGTCATCGTAACCGACCCAGCGGGCGTCCAGCGGGCGCAGACAGACGAGCGGAGCGCAGTGGACATCATCAGGGCCGAGGGGTTCCGGGTCATCCCGGCCAGGACCAACAGCGTCTCAGCGCGGGTCAACGCGGTGGACGACTACCTCATGCGGCAGGTGGATGGGGACCCAGCGTTTCTGGTGGACCCCAGGTGCACTCAGCTCAAGGCGGCTATGATGGGGGGCTACCGGTACAAACCCAAGGGGGACCGGGACATCGAGAAGAACAAGCACAGCCATGTGGCTGAGGCATTGCAGTACCTCATGCTTCATATCGCCAGTGTGGGTGATGGGGCTGTGCTAAATGTGCGGAGGCCCGTGATACCTATTGCGTCTGTCGGGTGGACGTGATACCACATCTTGTGGCTGGTGCTTTTCAGCCGCTTTCTCGTTCATCACCTCCCCGACTGCCCCCTCTGCACCCTGCCTGTGTGGAGGGGGTTTTTTATCTCTTGCATATCCTGTGCCTCTACGCTAAGTTTTTGGTGGTTTGTCTGTAGGGAGCCACTTATGCCCGTTATCTCGCCGGTTCTTTCCAGCGTTGCTTCGCCCGATGGGGTCCCTGTTATCACATGGTCCGGCATCGCCCCTGGTGATACATTTGATCCTTATGTCATCAGGGGGCAGCGGGGGCTTGCGCTCTCTGTCCAGGTCAGCGGCACCTTTGGCGGTGCGACCATCACCATGCAGCAGAGCAACAACGGCACTGATTTTGTTGCTCTGCGCGACCTGTCTAATACTGCTATCAGCGCTACTGCTGCGGCTGTGTTTGATGTCTCTACCGCCGCTATCTACATACGCCCGCAGATAGCCGGCGGGACCTCATCGGTCCTTTCTGTTCGTGTGGTCTTGCGCGGCTGACATGCTCTCAACCCTTGTCCTAATGAGGTATCTGCGCCGCACTAGAGGCGGCGGTAATTCCGTCCAATACCTTGTTGTTGGTGGCGGGGGTGGTGGTGGCGGTAACTACTTCGCTGGTGCGGGCGGTGGTGGTGGTGGTGGCGTATTAGCTAACACCCAAGGAGTCGCACTCGCTACTAATTATAGTCTTACCGTGGGTTTGGGTGGAACTGCGGGTCCAAACGCTGCTGGTGGTGTGGGTGGAAACGGTGGAGATTCAGTCTTTGCCTCATTAACATCCATCGGTGGTGGCGGTGGATCAAGCCACACAGCGCCCACATCGGGTGGTTCTGGTGGCGGCGGCTGCGGAAGAAACCCGTCAGTTATACCAAGTCAGCCAGCAGGCGTTTGGCTTGGTGCATCTGGAACTAGCGGCCAAGGTTTTGCAGGCGGTGACGGTGATCAAACTAATCTGAATGCAACAGCGGCAGGTGGTGGTGGTGGCGGGGCTTCTGCGACTGGTGAAACAGCCCCAGCAGGGCGGGGTGGAAATGGCGGGCAAGGCCACTCATCTTCGATAACCGGAACCTCACAAACCTACGGGTCTGGTGGTGGTGGTAGCCAGACAGGAGGCACTCAAGGCACTGGTGGCACCAATGCCGGGACTTGGGGCGGCGCATCACCTGTAGCTAATTTTGGCGGCGGCGGCGCTGGTGGTGGGTCTGGAACAGGTGCCTTCGGGCAGGCGGGCGGCTCAGGCGTTGTCATCCTCCGCTACCCGAACACACTTACAATTTCCAACCCAGGCGGCGGCTTGACCTTCAGCACGGCATCAGTCGGCGGCGACACGGTAGCCACCTTCACGGCGGGCACCGGCAACGTCCAATGGAATTGAGGATAGACCAATGATTGACCGGAAAATCCCACCCGGCCTCGCCCATGCGATCCTTGGCATCGTCATCATGCTTGTCGTTGGGGCAGTCCTAGCATTGATCCCGGTCGGCCCCTGGGGTGCAGGCGCAGTCGCAGCCTTCATCTTTTACCTATCCCGTGAGCGGCGGCAGTCTGAGGAACACTTTAAAAGCAACCAAATCCCCCCGTGGCAATGGAAACCCCGTGCCTTCCGCGATATGGGCTGGCCAGCACTGGCCGCTGCTATCGTCGCAACGCTTATTGAGGCTTTTTTCTAATGCCTGGTTTGACCATGCTCCGTGTTGTCAGCAATAGCGAGATTGAGCGGGAGGAGCGCGCCCGGCTAGACGCGGAGTTCCAGTCCAGGCAACAGAGTGATTTGATTACCGGGCTCGCGGCGTACCTCCGCGAGTGTTGGGACGCTGCGCGCATTGCAAAAGACCCGATCAACACTGTGATGTTGAAGGCTTTACGTCAGCGCAATGGTGAGTACGAGGCTGGTAAGCTGAATGCTATACGTAAGCAGGGCGGGTCTGAGGTTTTTATGATGCTTACGGAGGTGAAGTGCCGGGCGGCTGAGAGCTGGCTGCGCGATATCCTTCTGGATTCAGGCACACCTCCTTGGGACCTGCAACCAACGCCAATCCCGGACCTATCCCCGGCGCAGTCCGATGATCTCCAGTTGGCTTTTGCCGAGCAGATTGTGGGGGTCATCCAAGCGACAGGTCAGGCCCCGACTCCAGGGCAGATGGCTGAACTCCGGGAGATGGTCGCCCAGGATTATCGCTTCAAAGTCCTTCAAGCTGCCCAGGCGCGTGTCGATAAGATGCGTATTAAGATTGAGGACCAGTTTGCCCAGGGCGGCTGGTCTGATGCGTTTAACGAGTTCTTGACCGATATGGTCACGTTCCCTTGTGCTTTTCTTAAAGGCCCGATTGTTCGCCGGCAGCGGCACCTGGGGTGGGTTGTGTCCCCGGAAGGCAAGACTACGGTTGAGGCATCAGAGCGCCTTGCCCCTGAGTTTGAACGGGTTAGTCCGTTCAATATATACCCAGAGCCGGGGGTTACTCGGGTCAATGACGGGTATCTGTTCGAGCACCACAGGCTTAGCCGCTCAGCACTGGCTGACCTCATCGGCGTTCCGGGGTATGACGATCAAGCTATCCGCAAGGTGTTAGAGGAAGGCCCTGGGCAGACGTGGGTATCTGAGACTACTGAATCTCAGCGCGAGGAGGAGGAACGCAAGTTCTATACCGAGCTACGCCCAACCGATATGTTTGACGCGCTTGAGTTTTGGGGGAAGGTCAGCGGTCGTATGCTCCGTGAGTGGGGGATGGATGAGGCTGAGGTTCCTGATGAAGCGCGTGAGTATGACGCTAATGTGTGGTTGATTGGTAACTACGTGGTCAAGGCTATCCTAAACTATGATCCGTTGGGCGAGAAGCCTTACGTGAAGACCTCGTTTATCAAGATGCCCGGCGCATTTTGGGGGCGTAGTATACCCGAGATTATCGAAGATTTGCAGAACATCTGCAACGCTGCTGCTCGCGCTCTTGTCAACAATATGGCCGTTGCTTCAGGCCCGCAGGTTGAGGTCAACCTTGACCGCATCCCGCCTAATGAGGACATCACGCAGGTCTACCCATGGAAGATTTGGCAGACGTTGAATGACCCGTTGGGGTCTTCTGCGCCGGCTGTTCGGTTCAACCAACCCACTGACAACGCTAACACGCTTATGGGAGTGTATGAGCGGTTTAGTAAGTTGGCTGATGATCACTCAGGTATCCCAGCGTATATCTATGGGGACACGAATGTGCAGGGTGCTGGGCGTACCGCTTCCGGCCTTTCGATGCTGATGGGTTCGGCGGGGAAGGGTATCCGACAAGTTGTTATGCACATTGACTCAGACGTGATCAAACCGATTGTTCACCGGCAGTTTGTGTACAACATGCGCTACGACCCTGATGAGGCTATCAAGGGTGACGCCCAGGTTCTACCTCGCGGGGCCATCAACCTTGCGGTTCGTGAGACGGTTAACGTGCGCCGCGTCGAGTTCCTAAACGCGACCGCCAATGAGTTCGACATGCAGATCATCGGGATGGACGGTCGTGCGGCTATTTTGCGGGAGGTCGCCAAAGGGCTTCAGATGCCTGCTGATGATATTATCCCGTCGCGTGAGAAGCTGGGTTATCAGGTTAAGCAGCAGGCCGCTGCACAGGCTCAGCAGCAGGCATTACCAGCCCCTGGGGCGCCTAAGACATTGGATGCTGCGGGTAACCCAGCCGGCGGCGCTGGTGCGGCTACGGTGCGTAACCAGTCTTCGGGGGCAGCCGTATGACCAGACCGGACCCCGAGCTTTTCCGCCTTATAGTGACCATGGCCGGGCAGTATCCAGCGGTTGTCGAGTGGTTGGGTGCGTGGCGCCAGCGCGAGCTGGAAACTTTACCAAACGTGGCCCCGCAGGCTGTAGCTATTGCCCAAGGTAGATGTCAGGTATTGACAGAGCTAGTAAAATTGTTGCAGGATTCCCCCGATCTAGCGGCAAAATCTCGCCTGAGATAGCCGTTTCCTAAACCACGCATACCGATAGGAGCGTTTTTGTGACCATCCCAGAGCAGATTCGTCGTCAGTCTGAGGCTATTGCGAAGATGTACGAAGACGGGAACACCGAGGTAGAGGGTGCCAACACGGATACCCAGACCGGTGTTGTTGATTCGCGTTCTGAGCAAGCCAACAGTGGTGAGGTTTCCGCACCCGAATCCGCGCCGAGCGAGCACCGGCCTGCGGATACTAAGTCGTTGGACCCTGCTGAACAGCGTTATCGCACCCTTCAAGGTATGTATAATGCTGACACCACGAGGCTTCGTGGTGAAAACCAGCAGTTAAGTAACCGGCTTACACAGCTTGAACAGTTGCTGGCAACTCTATCCAGCCAAGCCCAGCAGCCCGCCGGCGCAGAGCCAGCAGCGCAGTTGGTTACGGCTAAGGACGTTGAGGAGTATGGCGACTCGATTGGTGTGATGCGTCGTGTTTCACAGGAAGAAGCAGCGAAGACCGAACGACGGATCGCTGAATTGGAGCAGCGCCTTCAGGCGATGCAGACCAGTGTTATTCCGCGTGTTGAGCAAGTTGCTCACCGGCAGGCGATGTCGGCTGAGCAAACTTTTTGGGCTGAGCTTTCGGCGGCGGTCCCGGATTTCCGGCAGACCAATGATAACCGCGAGTTCCAGTCGTGGCTGTTGGAGGTGGACCCGCTTACGGGGCTTACCCGGCAGACATATCTTGAGGATGCTCAACGCAACCTTGATTCGCGGCGTGTAGCTAGTATATTTTCGACTTGGCGGGCATTCAGCGGTCACGCTGCTGCTCAACCAAATCGGGCTGCGTCGGCTTCTGAGCTTGATAGGCAAGTTTCTCCGGGGCGTGGTAGGTCATCTGGCAGCGTTCCTGCTGTTAATGCACCTAAGACGTTCTCTCAACCAGAGATCGCCAAGTTTTTTGACGATGTGAGGAAGGGTGTCTATCGGGGTCGGGAAGCCGAGCGCGACCAAATTGAGCGCGATATTTTCGCCGCTGCGCGGAATAGTCGTGTCGTCGCAACTGGTTAGAATGGAGCCACACCATGCCTGGATACCCTGTATCCCCTGGTCGCCCTGATTACTCCGGGAATTTCATCCCAGAGATTTGGAGCG